AGACCCATACCTTTTATAGATCCTAGTATAAAGTTATTCATAATTGCTTCATCATCTAGTTGACCATCAGCTACTTCATTCATAGCTGTTTGCCATGGTCTGATTAGTGTGTCGTAAGCATTAGCGTGACTAAAGTCGATATATTTAAAGTTTCCTTCGTCATCTTTTAAAGGAATAATAGTAGAGTTTTTAGACCAAGGAGCTACAAATCTTCTAATAGCTGCAAGCTCATCTTCACTAACATCATAGACATATTGTGCCATCTTAGTTACACCTACTGGGACCATTGTTGTAGCAAAAGACATACCAGCCATACGTTGCCAGCCAATAGATCTTAGCCCCGGTGTTTTAATTTCTTTTAATGCAGTGTTAAAAATATTAGTTGATGTTCTTAAAATTTCTGCAGGAAAAGATACGAAATTACCTATCGGCCATTTACGTAATTCTTTAATTGTACTTGATACATAATCATAGTTAGGTACATTGTTTCTTACTATGTTAGCTGCAATTTCATCTAATTCTTCTGCGCTTATTTTCTTACCCATTTTTTCATAAGCTCTTGCATACCTTGCTCTTTCACCTAGAAAAGTAGAAATTTTCCAGAAGTCATCCTCAGCTGTGTAAGCATCTTCTGTCCATTTTTTTATTTTAGATAATGGTTTTAGCATTCCTTTTAAAGCTTTGTCTTGTCCAACAACTGATCCAAAATCCACATCTTTTAATAGCGCTTGTAGATCTCCCATTCTAACATTGGTATTAACAACACCAAGCCGTGCCCACTTTCTATATAACTCTGATTCAGCTCTTGTACCTGGACCTGCTACTTGTAAATTTCTCCATGCAGAAGCTAACATCTTAGGAGTAATAGTAACTCCAGGCATCAATCCATTAGCTACAGCAAACGCACCAGCGCTAAGAAAGTTTCTTGCGTGAGTCACTGGAGATAAAATAGTTTTTGCCATTTGTGATGTGGCTTTAGGGAATAAAATTAAATTTCTATAAACAGCACTGTTCATAAAGTTAGTAGTTGTTTTACCTGCAGCAGCTTCAATAGCATCGGCTACTCCATTTAATGCATATTTTCCTGAAGCAGGATTAGCAATACCTGATGACAAACTTGATAAATCAATTTGTCTATACATACTTTCATCAAAGTTATCTCCCATTTTTAAAGCTACTTGTTCTACTTGATCCATACTTTCAAAAAATAATGGACGTTTACCAGCTTTAATAGCTTGAGCAGATGTAAGAGCCATGTCTGTTAATAATTGATTTCTTCTGGTAACAGCTGATACTTCTCCTGTTTGAGCAAGAATAGTTTGAATTGGATCTCTAGTTTTTCCTAAAATTTCATCAATAATTTTTCTTTTTTCTCCTGTTAATAAAGAGATATCAAATTTTTTAGAAGTTGCTTTTTGTGCAATACTTTTATTGGTAAAAAAATTAGGAACACTTATTAAAGCATCTGAATCAAAATTTTTAGGGGCTCGTGCAGTCTTAACTATGTTATTAATTAAAGTCTCTGCTTCTTGATAAGTAATAGGAGTTTTATTTTTTCTTGCAACATCTCTAAAAATTTTAATAGCTTTGTCTACTGTTTCGGTAGGCACTCTATAGTTTAACATTGGAATTAAAGAACGATTAGAAAATACATCATAGGTAGCACTAATATAATTTTTAAATTTATCTCCAAATAAATCTTGAAAGTCTTTAAAAGTTCCTTTTAATCCATCAATTTTTAATTTGTCTCCTTTTTTAATTCCTTTTCCAAGAGTAGTAAACATGTCTGCCCACTCTGATCTCATGGCTTCCATTTGATCAAAGATTCCTTTAACTTGATTGTCATCATAAGAAACTTTATTTTTTTTTAACCAATCGGTAGCTCTTTTTTTATAAGTTTTAGAAATACCACCCCATCCTAAAGGAGTTTTTTCTCCGTATCTTACCACCCCACTGTCCAACACTGTAGGTTTACCAGAAATTAACCCATCGTTTAAAACTTCTAATAATTGTTTTCTTTTTTCTTTAGTAGTTCTATCAAAAAGTCTTTGAGTCCAAGGAAATAATCCATCAATTTTTTTATTTAAATTTCTTGAAGCATTTTGAGCAAAATTAATATCCGAATATTTTTTTCCTATAATTTCTCTTTGAGCTTTAAATAATTCAGGAGTCATCTGGCCTTCTTTTTTAAATTTACTGGCAAAATTAAATAATTTTTTATCAATTGCATTGTCGGCGTATCTTAAGTCTTCTGTTCTTTTAGATAATAGTCCTAATGTTTTGCCCATACCACCTAACAACCCAGTAAACAAAGCTCCTTCAGTTCCAAATTTAATTCTGTTAACTAATCTCTTAGCTGGATCTAAATCACCGTCTTCATCTTTGTGAAGTCTTGTGGGTCCTCCTAATAATTCTCCAAAGGTACCTGCTTGTTCAACATCGCCTATAAAAATTCCTTCTGCTGTACCACCGGTAATAGCGCCTGCAGCAAATTTAGCGGCTCTTCCTTTGTTATTTAATCTAGCTAGTTTAGTAGCAGTGTCAGATAAAATTTTTCCTTTCTCATCTGTCATAGTAAAATAAGTACCAGCTCTTTTAGAACGTAAAGCTTGTGAAGCTAACTTTTGTCCTACTTTAAAACCTATTCCTCCAGGAACACCAATGTTAACTAACATCTCAGTAATTTTTCCTGCTGTAGTTGCTCTTGCTTTCTCGTCTAAAGTTGTAAGATCATCAAAATATTTTTCTACTTGAGCTGCTTTGTTAGTACCAGCTCCCATGTCAATAAGAGTTGCACCTAAGGAAAATATTCCTTTAGGAATTTGAATTAAACCAGATCCTACTCCAGCTAAAACAGATTCAAATGTGCTAATTGTGTTGTATTTTTCGCCGTCGCTAACGATAGATTCTTTTTGTTTATCTAGAACCGAAGAATCTACTACTTTTCCATTTACTATTCGGACCATAATTTATTCTCCCTTCCATTATTCTTTCCAGTCATTAGCTTGCATGTTTTTCCACCAATTATTTAACATACCTAATTCTGTTGCAGCTACATCACCTTCTGCATAACCAATTCTACCACCCTCTGCTTTTTTTGCTATTTTATTATTTTTTGACCAAGGATATAAACTTTCCATTGTTAAATCCATACCTTTTGTAATTGTTTGTCCTTCAGGTCTTTTAGACATTAAATTTGTATCTTCTACCGGGGCACCTTCTGAATTAACTTTTGTTGGTCCTGATGATGAAAGAAACCTATTGTCTTCTTCACCGCTTGTGCCTTCTGATGAAACAGAATCCTTGGGTTGTTGATTTAAAAAAGTAATAGAGTCTTCAACATCTATACTTGAATAAATTGGAGCTCCATCAGCCATACCATCTCCATTGGTGTCTTGAAAAACTAACCATGTAGATGTAACTGGATCAAACCAAACTCTGTCAATACTTAAATTTCCTGAATCATACCCCCAATTACCATTATCATCTTGGGTATATAATTTAGGGTTAATAACATTAGCTGCTCCTGAAGCTAAATCTCCATCAGTATATCCATCTGCTAGTTCGTTTAAATAAATTCCTATAAATTCACTAGATTCGTTTTTAGGGTCTTGAGATATTTTAAGAAGAGTTTCCCTGTTTCTTGCTTTTTGTCTGTTTCTTGGTTCTTTTTTTAGCATATCTGATTTTGCTGCTGCGGCAATCTCTGCAAGTTTGTACTCATGTGCTTTGGCAGCATTTAGTTTAGCAGCTTGGCTTTCAAGAATAGCTAACTCGCCTTTTTTTTCTAGCTCTGCTGCTTTTTCTCTACTTCCTCTTACGTTTTGTGCTCCTTCAAATAACATTTCACTTATCATTTTAGCTTCTCCGCTTTCTTTGTATGGACTTGCTAAAGAAGAAAAACCTTCAGCAGCATAGCTGAAGTCTCCTCTTGGATCTCTTGTTAAGTCTCTAGTTTTTTGTTCCCATTCTCCCCACGCACCTACGTTGTATTTTTTTCTTGGTGTATCGTAAGGTGAAGTTATGCCAGTCCCTTGAGCCTGGAAACTTGAGCCTCCACGCTTGAACATAGGTCTCTTTAAAATTCTATTGTACATAATTAATAACCACCATGAACCCCATAATATCCACCTCTATATGGATCCGAAGGGGCTGATGATATTGGATTTATTTGTGGTGCTGCCCGCGTATTATCTCGTCCCATTCCCAACATGTACGCTGCGGATAAACCTCCACCAATTCCTGTCGCTAGTGGTGTAGGTTGGAATGGTTGTGTAGGTGATCCAGGCATTGCTCCTGCAATACCTCCGTAGATGTTTGCAACATCAGATATTCTTTGCATTGGTAATTGGTAACCTTGTTGTGCACCTAAAGCTAACTGATTTAATTTTTGTTGTTCTAATGCTTGGTCTTCTGCACCTAATGCTTGAAGAGCTCCAATTCCTTGTTGCTCTAATCCAGTTGTATAGGTACCCATTTGTTGTAAGTTACCAAGTTGTTGTTGCTGTTGTGCTAAGGCTTGATTGTATCCTTGACCATATAAACCAGCTAATAGCGCTGCTCTATTTCTATCGGAACCTGTTTGATATTCAGCCATTTCAACTCCTTGTCTAGCTCCACCAAAAGCTCCAACGTTATAGGCTTGATCAGCAATTGCTTGTCTTCCTTTACCAGCTTGGATGTCATACTCTTGCATTGTTGTATCTATAATTTCCTTTTGGTAAGGAGACATAAACTGTTGATAGCCTGTAGCTGGGTCTAATAAATTTTGTTGAGAGATTTGATCTAAGTAAGGTTGGTAAGAAGCAATCCCTGTACCACCTGTAAAACCTGTAACTTGTCCTGAAGCATCTCTTTGAATGTCCCCCATGCCATACATGTCGGCAAGTCTTTGATCACCTCTTTGTTGAAATGCTGTTTTACCTGCAACTTTAGGAAGCATTGCTCCTACGTTAATAGGAGTTCCTAGTTGCCCGATACCAGCTTTAAGTATCTCTGTACCATAAGGTTGTAGAGATGCACTGGGCAATAATCCAAATCCTGCGGGCATTGTTGCCATTATGCTGTCATCCTTTTCGCTTCAGGTCTTGCTTCTAAATTTTTCATAGTGTCGTACATTCTTTGTGCACCTTTGTTAATGCTTCCACCGCCTGCAGCTCTTACTGCATCAGCTGTAAATACAAATTCGTTTTTAGATAGTCTTGCTGGGACATCATCTTTTTTTTCATACTCTCCAATTGGAACAAAGCCACCAGAAAATCTATAATCTTTTTCCATACCACCTAGATCCATAATGCCCCCTACATTTCTTTTAACTCTACCACCTTTTTTCATGCCTCCTTCATCAATCATGTCTAAAGCAATAGTATAAATTTCATATTGTTGTTTGTGAGTAAGATCGTAAAATTCTTTTCCATATTGTTCTTCTGCTAATTCTTCTGCTAACATTTGAGCTTGCCAACCTCTTTTACCACCGCCAGCCGTTTGTCCTTGAATCTCTTCCATGTCATTAATAACAACTTCTTCGTTAGGAGTTTCTAATATTGTTTCTTGGTCTGCCATTATTGTTTCTGGAGTTCCAAATCTATACCCAATTCTTCCGCCTTGAGCTGCTTGCATAATTCCTTGTTGATCAACCGGAACTTGACCCATATTATTAAATTCTTCTTGAGCTTTTTTAGCTGCTTCTGCAGGTGATAAACCTAATTCTAAATATTGTTCATAAAGTTGTTCTAAAAGCATTGTGTTCTGATCATTAGAGGCCATTTGAGTTTCTCCTCCACCCATAGGCATTGGTGCTTCACCTCTCATCATGTCCATCCAGTCACCGCTTTGAAAGAAAATTTCAAAATTAAACTCATACATTTCTTTATCTACTCCACCTGAGTTCCAAATACTCCATGCTCCCACTCTAGGGTTTGTTGTAGACGGAGTGCTTACTTGTTCTCCTATGTTAACTCCTTCTTCCATTTGTAAATCGTATGGAGTAATTACTTCTTCATCCATAATTTCCATTACATCGTCTTCGCCAGTTCCAATAGCGTATCTCTTTCTTTGTCTATTTGGTATGGACATTAGTCCACCTTTAGCTGCAGGAACTGCAGTAAAATCTGTAACATCAGCTTTAGTTTGTGGAACTCCTGATACCACCATAGGGGTATAGTTTACATCAATAGCTGCTTGTGCCTCTTTACCTGCTTCTTCTACTTGGGCCAGATAATCATTATAAGCTTGTTGTTGTAGCTTATTTTTCTTTTTTTGATCCTCGTAGGATGCGTATGTTGATAATGCGGCTACACCTGTTTTAATTAAAGGCTCGTATTTAGTAGCTGCGTTTAATACTGTATCTAATATTCCCATGATTTCTAATTCCTTATTGTGTGATTATATATGAAAATCGCAGGGATTACACCTGAACTGATCAGTTTACTTAATTTTTGAGCAATCGTCAATATATTATACATTACCTGTGTCAGCCCCTAATCTAACTTGAGCTACCTTTACATGCACATCTCTTCTAATATGCTCTCTTTTGGTAGGTGTTTCTGGGTTATCTACATCAGCATCTGCTTCTGCGTCTGACATGTACTCTTGACCCGTTTCTTGATTGGTAAGAGTTACTTCAATTTCTGGTTTGATATAATGAACTGTTTTTCCATCAATTACTTCTGTTTCTTTACTAGCTTTTTGTTCTATAAATGGCATAATTTTCCTATGATCTACTCGTTTGTAATATCGAGGCCGTCATTTTTATAACATTTCCTGTGGCACATTGCATCTTAATTTTATCACCCGCCTCAAGGATGATTACATTATTAAAAGTAAGTATGTCGTTACTACTACTAGCTCCTACAGCAACCTTATCATACTCAAAATCTGTAGTAGACGAGGCATCATATACCTTAATATCCACGTCTAATGATCCGCTGTGTGTATTAAATAACTTTATACTTTTTACTATGCTAGTAGTTTCTGTAGGTGTTTCATACATATCATCATACGCCCCTGCAGAGGTAATTTTTGCTTGAATATTTTTATATACGTTTGCCATTAGCTTAAAAAGAAATTAAACCTTTCTGCATCATCCTTTTCAGGTTGTTGATAGGTTGAATTAAGTTGTTCTATAAGAGAGCTGATAGACCTGTTGATCTGTCTTTGATTATCTTCAGTGTATTCTTTTCTAGGTTCTGGTAATCTTATTACTATTTTAGCCATTATCTTCTCCCATCTGCTTGGACATCTACTTGGAAAGTACCATATCTCCAGTCTTCACCCGCGCTTTGATTTTCTATTTTAACACTTGCGTATCTTCCTCTCGCTCGAGTATTGAATTGTGTGGAACTAGGCAGCACACTAAAAGGACTTAAAGTACTATCTGTTGATGACGACGAAGGAAAATTTTTTAACCCTATAGTTACTTTAGCTGTACCGGTTAAAGTTTTAAAATCAGGAATAAATCTTCTCATAGCTAAAAAATATTCTCCCATTCCTCTATCTGTTTGGATAGCAAAATCATAAGATTGTAGGAATGATGTTAAGGCTGTAGTAGATCCATCAGGGTTTAATTGATCTGTTCCTACCTCATGTTCAAAATAAACTGTTTGGCCAAGTCCTGTTTCACCAATAATACTTGGAAAAGTACCTGTTGCCGAACTATTAAATTGAGTTGCATAAGGTTTAGGATAAACAATTGAATCAATCCATGTGCTTCTAATAGAATTAGTATTAGTTCCTGTATACCATACCCCTGTTGGTAGTTGAGTTCTTTCTCCATAATTATATACAACATATCTGTCATTATATGTTTCACCAGAGCTTGGGTAATACCAAACTACTTCTGTAAATAAGTTACTGATACCTGCATACACTTGTTGACCTTTAGTAGTATCAAAGTCACCGTAAACATAATCTTCTACTGAACAAGATAAAGAATTAACTGTACCATCAAAAGAAAAGAAACCATTATTTCCCATCCAATAGGCAACCCCATCTATTTCACAGCATGCATTCTGTCCAATCAATCCACAGTTGGTACCAACTTGTTCAAAACCAAAGACAAAGTCTCCCCCTACAAATTTCATAGAATAAAGTGCGTTGTCGGTCCAAACTAAAATATTTTCTTTTCCTTTAATAGCTCCCATAATTTTTGTACCATCTTGAAGTCTTTGTGTACCTGCCGTATTATCTGCTTGTGGAGCAAAAGTATTAATCTCTTCTTGATTTGAGAATCTAATAAATAAATCATCTTGAGTAGAATCTGTTCCAATAGTTGTTTCAGTTCCAAAATGAATTAAGTGTCGAGTTGTAGGAGAAACTAAAGTTAATCTACTAGCTGTAGGATTTCCTTCAGTGCCACTAATTGCGGTTACATAACCGCTTGTTAAAGTGGAAGCTCTATTGCTAAATCTAGCTGATCCACTAATTCCTGAATTCCATGTAAAAGTTTTTCCATTAGCAATTGTTGCAACTAAAACTTCACCCCAGTTACTTAGAGACCAGAGACCTGGTTCTAGTGTAACGTCTGAAGCGTTAACTGCATTCCCCCATTGAGTATAATTTGTTGCATCATATACTATTGTTCCATCACTGTGCGCGCTTCCAGTTGTACCAGCAACAGCTGTTCCATAAGATCCTCTAGTAATTGTTGTTAAATCATTTGAAGAAATACCAGTGTATTTAATTAATTCACTGTCTACTAAAATTGTTCCATTGCTTGAAGTAAATCCTGTTGTTGAATCTAAAGCAATACTTGTTCCTACACCACCTGTACCAGCTGTATCTGCATTTAAAGCTCCATCTAAATTACTAGTTTGAGCACCACTAATAGTTCCACCAAAATTACCAACTCCAAATCCATAACCATAAGTTTGAGCCGCTGGACCCACGGTTGCATAAGGTTGTACCTTCATACTTCCACCTGTACCCACCACAGATGATGCTTGGTTTAAAGAGTTTATAGTAAAAGTTACCGAAGTTGGAACAGATAAAACTTGAAATTTTTTATCTTCAAAATCAGTTGCATTTAAACCAGTACCACCAGGTAGAGTAACACTATTTAAAACAATAATGTCTCCTACTTCTAAACTGTGATTAGATGTTGTAGTGATTGTACATTGTTTATTTGTAGTACTATCTGTTGCTAATGTTGATCCAGTAAATTCAGTTTGAGCTCCAGCATTATTAGAACGCCAAGGAGTTATATCGTAAAGAGTTCCTTCAAAATATAAAAGTAAAAATTTATCGGTACCGATAGCTACATATTTATTACCTTCATTATCTACAAATGCGTGCTGCCTTCTAGCAACACCTACTATAGTATCAGTTAATAAAGAAGACCATCCTCCTACTTTTTCCGGAAGGTTATATCTCCATCTAACATTATCTGAATCTACCCAACGATCTGTTGCTCCGACAGCAGTATCCTGCTTATCGACACCCGGCTGAAATTTCATTTCAAAGAGAGCCATAAGTTTAGCTCCTAAGCTGTATTGGTTTTGTAAGCCCAGCCTCTAGTTGCATCTACATACACTAAAGTAATGGCTTGACCATTTGTATTAAGAGTTAAATCAGATGTAGCAGTATTAATCGGTTGGCCGTTTCTTCCTATTGTACAATTATTTGAATTCCAAGTTCCTCTTGTATCCATAACCATTACTTCATCTCCCACACTAGGAGAAGCAGGTAGGTTAACGGTAATAGGGTTAGCTGTTGTGTTTGCAAAAATTTGTGCTCCTGCAACAGCAGTATAAGGACTGTTTGAATTAGTAATAGTTGCGTATCCTTTTTCAAGAATAGTAACAACTGTTTCTGTTCCATTTGATTTACATAAAACTGTTGATCCTGGAGGAATAGGTTGCTCTGTTCCAGAAGCAGTTAATACTCCTAGAGTTCTATTAGATGTTCCTCTAACAGTATCATCCTTCATAATCCAGACTCTTTCTGCAGTACCAGGCATAGTAACTGTTCTGTTACCTGCTAAAGTACCATAAAGTCTGTAGTATATATTTTTACCTGTTGAAGTTGCTCCATCAGTTAAAACAAGAGTTGAACTACCTGAAGCTAGATCTATATCTAAAACCCCAGTTGAAGTTTGTTCTACGATTTGTAAGTTTGTGTTAGTTATAGTACCCCATAAACCAGCTTTTTCACCAGTTGTTATGAGTTCTAATTGTGCGTTTGTTGAATAAGTTGATGCCATAATATTACGTTTTTGTATCTATTGGTGTCCAGACCATAGTTGCGCCTGGAATAATTTCACTCCATGTTATTGCTTGTGCCGTTCCTGTAGCAAGCGTAAGCGTGCTTCCTGTAGGATCGACATTTGCGTCTGCAGTTATTGTAACAGTTCCGCTTGAAATTACAAGGCTATTTCCGCTTGGAGAAATATTGGCACCTGCTGTCACCGTCACGTTTCCTGTGCCTAAAGTTACTTGAGAGCCTGTAACACTAAGATTAGCGTCTCCTGTAATAGTTACAGTGCCTAAACCTAAAACAACCTGACTTGGAGCAGGTATTTCTACAATAGAATCCGCTGTAATATTAGTATCTCCAATACTAATAGTTACTTGATTGCCGGTAACTGAAATAGTTACACTATTCTCGGGTCCTGCCGAAGAAATGGGTAATTCTGCAAATGCGCCAAATCCTAATAACATAAAATATAATCCTTAGAAGGAAGCAGGGGGTATGTGGTGGATCCCTGCCTCCATCAAAGAATTATATCATCGTTTAAACCAAGAAGGAAGACCTAAATGTGGACGTTTGTCAAACATATTATCCTTCGCTCCAGGTGTCTTACGATTGTTATAATGAAGAAATACTTGTACACATTCTTTGCCTTTGAATTTTTCTCTCCAATGCTCTAACTCACAACCAGAATAAACCAGCATATCTCCTGGATTTAAATCTACTTTAATACCTTTGTCTTTAGTAGGTTCATAGCTTTGAATTTGATGAAGACCTCGTTTAGCACCATAAACATATCCGGCTTTTGGATCAGGGTTTAAATATATAGGCCATGCATCTCCACCTAAATTCATTGTAGTTGATATCTCACAACTAAATCTATCCTTATGTCGTTTAAGAATGTCACCTTTTTTATAAATTCTTGCATATGTATATGCAGGGTATAGTTTTAATCCTGTGGTTTTTTCCATAACAGCTTGAACTTTAAGCATTAAAGTTTCCATAGCGATATCAGAATAACAAGAATATGTATGAGGTATTTGCTCTTCTTCACCTTCGTAATAACCAAGTAGTGTTTCGAAAGGAGATATGTATTTGTGTTTTACACACGTATCATGTACTTGTTTTTGCATACTAAAATAGTTTGCCACAAAAGATGCTAGATCTTTTGATATAGCCTGACGCATAATTACGTATTTTTTCTTTTTAAACATCTTTAGCCATGTCCTTTAAAACTGCTGTTATGTTAAAATGAATAAATCTAAATGGAGCCTTACCGTGGTCCACAGAAAATTCGTGTTGTAAGTATCCTGGAAAAAATATAAGCAATCCAGGTTCAGGTTTAAAATTAAGTGTTTCGTGACCTGTCCAAACACCTCTTAGATTTGGTTTCATATGTAAAGCCGTAGTTCTGGCACCCGTTCGCGGGTCGTGAAAAACTGGAATGGATGTCTTTTCACTAGCCTTTAAAAAATAAAAACCATTCACGTGAGTGTTCCAATGAATGTGTGCTGAATGATGACCCCCACCTTTTTTTGCAAATTCTTGTACCCACATTTGTTCAAAGAAAGTTGTATACTTAGTCATATCAAACCCTGAATGATCTAAAAATTCCCAAGCTCTTTGACCAACATAATTTCTAAAATCCATAAACTGAGTGTCACCTAGTAATTGTGTCGAATGATATGAAGTACCAAAATCTCCAAACTCTTTTATATATGTTTTTTGATTTTTTCTTGCTTCTTTAATATATGGATCTGAAGCTTTGTTTAAAGATTTAACAAACTCTGGTTTTTTTTCAGACCATATTGTTGTTGGAAAATAATGATTAATATACATTTTATTTAAATGGATGCCCTAAATGCCATACGACAAGTGAGTATCTAGTTCCTCTCGTTACTGGTTTAACTCTATGCCACAAATGTGAAGGAAATACTACGATAGAGCCTTTAGGTAATATTTCAGGTACGCTTCTTATATGTTTACTTTCATCTCTCATATGAGGATCATAATTTCTAAAATCAAATTCTAGTTCTCCACCACTATATTCTGAGCCATCGGTTAATTGACAGGTCATAGATAGTTTTCTAACTTTACCATGTTCTGGATGTTGTAAATCTTTACGATCATAAGGTTTGTCCCAAGGATCTGTATGCCAATCATAATATTGATGAAGTTTATATTTTGTAAACTGGCAAGCTTCT